AGATCCTGAAGACGTACGTATAAAAACTACGATGGCAACAAATCCCACAGCAGTAATGATTAGGGATTTGACAAACACATCAGAGCCTACATATAAAGGAATACGCAGTGAAATGGGGATGGGTCTATCAGATGATATGCCTACTCGTATTGGACAAATTGGTGGAACACTTGCAAACGATTTAACACAAGACCATAGCCGTAGTCTTTGGTGGCTTTTAAACGCACCACAGGCTGCAGGTAATGTTGCTAATGAGTTTGCATTAGGGCAGGCAAATCCTGATTTATTTAGCCACACCAACACAGGGCTTTCAGTGCCAGTAATGGAAGGAAATAAACCTAAAGTTTATCAGAAGCAAGAGTATACAGCAGAGAATAAAAACAAGTACGACGCTGCTGTATCTGCAGGTTTAATTTCAAAAGAAGGTGTAAAGCGTAAAGGTGTTGGGCAGAAAGATGGGACATATACAAAGCGTAAATACAGTCCAGGTGATGTAGCTGCACTTGCTATCCCTACAGGTATTGCAATCAATGCAGGCATTGGTCTGTTAAATCCTTTAGGCGGATCCGGCGGCTACGCCGCCGCTATACCCAGTAGCGAAGACCCTGCTAAAACTGATAACGCCATACTTGAAGTAGCTGCAAAATACATACTGGGTAAGACGGGTAACTTATTACCGTACGAAGAATTTAGCAAGCATCGCCCTGATGTAAGCAGAGAAGACTACAACAGGTACAAAGCCTTCAAGTGGGATAAAGAGGCAGACTACAATGTATTTGACGACGGACAGATGACATTACCTACTGGTGTGGCAAAGTTTACAATGGAAGGTATACACGGTCCTGAACTTCAGTTCTTGGGTCGTAGCCTTCCAGCCACAACAACTTTAGTTCCATACCTTGGAGCTTTATTAGGTGGTGTTGCAGGTGTTCAAAGAAAGCGCCCAATCAAAGGTGGCATCATCGGTGGTTTAGGAGGTTTAGCTGCAGGATCAGGTTTAGGCATAATTGCTGAAGAGCTGCGTCGTCGTGCAGTATCCAATCAAGTTCAATCACAAGGCGGTAACGCCGAAGAATATCTAGGGTAAGTATTATGGCTAGGTTTGCAGGAACAGAATTAAGTGGTTACTTTAACTCTCCAGACTTTACTGGACTAGGACGTACGATGATGCAAGGTGCATCACTACAGCGCAATGCAGCTAACGCTGCAGTAGGAAAAACTAAAGCCGCTGGTATAGGTGCTGTTGGAGCTGTTAAAGGTTACCAGTTTGATGCAGATGCAATGCGAGCTGAAGGTGCAGCCCAAGCACAAGGTATGAGGAATGATGGAATGCTGGGACTAGTCAGCGGCATTACTGGAGGAATTGCAACAATGGCTTCAGGCGGCTTTGGAGCAACAGGTACAGGTGGTGGGGGAGTTTTACCACAGACCACAAAATATGATATCTACGGACCTTGGGGTTCTTTACCAGGTGAACATTGATAAACTATATAAAGGTTATTACTAAATAAATGGCAAGTTTTGCAGGCTCATTATTTAAAGGTCCAACGATTACAGGTGGACCTCCTTCTAGGGCAGGGTCAGCCGCTGGCACTGTAGATTTAAGTAATGCGTATGGCTCATTAGCAAAGAATGCTAACTTTGATGATATCTCCGCTACAGCAATTGCATTACGAGCACAAGAAAAAGCAAATGTAATGGGCATCGTAGGTGATGTAAAAGCAACCGGTATTACAGCTTTTGGTCAAGCCTACGGAAAGAAGATACTGGGAGAAGCGAGAAAAGATGTAGCACGTGATATGGCAAGCGCTAATAATACAAATACTGCACTTAAAGCAATTGGTACGATTGGCGGACTGGCTCTTGGTTTATCAGATGAAAGTACCAAGGATAATATCCAGGCTATTGATGATGCACTTGAAAAGCTGCGTAATCTTAAGCCAGTGACTTTTCACTACAAAGAAGAGTGGAGCACAAGCCCAGAGCGTATGCATCACGGCTTCATTGCACAGGACTTCCAAAAAGTAGTGCCTGACGCAACATATTATGATGAAGAAGCAGATAAGCTTTGCATTGACACTGGAGATCTCATTGGTCTTTTAGTTCGTGCTATTCAGCAACTTGAAACGCGTGTTGCACGTATGGAAGCAGTTAACGCATTAGCAGGAGTTAAGTGATGAGTACTTTAGTCTCTCTTAGTCAGAGTAATCCTAATTCTCAAGCAACGAATAAGTTGTTAGATGCATTACGCAAACTTGGCGTAAGCATTGGTGATTTAGGTTCAATGGTCGATGGCTACGCAACCAAGCAACCTACAGGTAGTCTTACAAAGATTGCACTTGGTGCAGACCCTAATACACAGATGGGGCTTAAGCGAGGTTTAGCCAAAATAGGTGGAAGCATCCCTGGTGTAAGTAAGGAGGCAGCCACACGGTTTGCACTAACAAACCCTGTTGCTAAAAACGCCTTGCGTGTCGTGCCTGGACTCTCGTTCCTAGGAGCGGGTTTAGCTGAAACAGATATTCTTACAGGTGAAGAAAGCGCTGGAAACAAACTAATGGATACAGCTGCTATGGGAATTGGTGGATTCCTGGGATCAGCTGGAGGCCCAGTAGGAACCGCAGCGGGCGCAAGCTTGGGTAAAGCCGCAAGTGACGGCGTACAGTTCCTGTTAGGTGGAGGTAAGTCCGCTGAACAACGTAAACTAGAAGAAGCACTTGCATTATTACAAGGTAGAGGTATTGTTTGATGGCTAAACCACTAGGTGATCCCACTAATAGAGGGTCAGGCGAATCTCTAGGCTCTTTACAAGAGCATGCTGCAAAGCATAGCAATTGGTACGATCAATACAACGCTATGTTTGGTAAAGGCGTTGATGATATTGATTTTAGTCAAAGAGAATTTGACGACAACGGTCGAGTAAAAGTTACTAAGTACGATATCTTATTAGGACGCAGCCAGCCTGAATTACAGGCAGCCTATGAAAGACAAAGGCAAGCTAGAGTTCGTAACTCCAGTTCAAATCAAGCACACCGTCGAACGTTTGATGGTCAAAGTGCGGTTCCTGAAGCGGGTAGACGAATCTATGCACCCAATCGTATAAACGAAGAAGATATTGATTCGAGAGTTATAAAAGAAGAGGGACGAAAGAAAGCCGTTGCACCACTTCTCGAAGAGTTAGGTCGAATGGAGGGCGGAGCTGTCGCAGTTAGTGAATTACCAAGTAGACCTACTAGTACTCAAGTTGCTTCCAAAATTGGTGAGTTAACTCCAAAGCAATCTAAAGCATTAGCAGATGCACAACGGCTTGCTGAAGAGCTAGAAACCTCGAAATCTAATAGAACGAATGATACCGAAAGAGTTAAAATTGCCAGGCAGACTCAAGAGGATGCCAAAGATTTTAATGACGGTCAGTTAAGAATTCAAGGTGACCAATTAAACCTTAATGCACGAATAGCGTATAACGATAATGTTATTGCTATGCGTAATTCAGACATAGCAGCAACAAACGCTAAAAACAATACAATTCAATTGCAGAATGCAGATAAAGCATCGCAGCTTGATAGAGAGTTACGTCGGGATTTAGCGCTGCTTACAAGAGAAGACAATATGGAAGATCGTAGATATAATCGCGAAGCTGACTTACGTAAAGATAGGCAAATGTTGATTTTACAACTTATGCAAGGCTTGGTGAATTCAGGAAAAGCTCTTTACTGATTACGGGAAGTCCAGCTATCAAAATACTGTTGAGCTCTACGTAAACGCTCCGCAGTATTAGCCGTTGCTTTCTTGGGACGGATGTAATTAGTCTGTGCGTACTGAACTGCAGAAGGTAAATCTTTAGTTCCTTTAAATCCTTCAAGGGACGCACCGCCAGTCCAAATGCCAGGTACATTAGTCATTTCATGAAGTAAGTATCCAGCGTTAGCCTGTAAGGAACTAGGCTTCAGATTATTATCTTTAGCCCAGTTAGTGAACTGTGTCCTTCGAGGGCTACCTGGAGTATCAGTCCATTGAAGATGACCAAAGCCTCTTGTGCCGTAGACATTTGGCTCGTACTCTTCCATAGCTTTAAAACCATCCGACTCGTAATCCATATGCCCAGCAAATGCTGCCGCCTGATGAGGAGCCATTCCGCTAGCAGTCAGTGTTTGCATATAGTACATACCGGGACTTTGACCATCTACTTGAGCAGGTAAGGATGATGTATTTCCAGAACCACCTGTTTTATTATTATTAGTACCTCCTGTTGCATTAAATGTATTAGTATTAACATCGACTAAACTACTAGGATCAAACGGTTCAATTTCAACATAGGGTGTGGGCTTAAATTCAGAAGAATTTAGTTTAGCTTCTAGTGCACTCAATCGCTCCTTACTTTCTGCATCTCTCTTTTGATTAGCAACTTCATCATCTTTTATGCCTTTATAGAGAAGTCCAGTAGTTGCAAGTGTACCTAAAGCTCCAACAGCACCCGCCATCCGACGAGAAGGCTTCATAATATTAGAAATATCTTTGGCAGTTTGACCTTCCTGCTTTGCAATCTTGGCAGTCGTTAATGCATTAATACCTGCCGTCGTAGTCTTACCTACAACTTTATTAGCCGTTTGTCGCAAGAGCGACCTACCTTTCATAGCCTCTATAGATATGCTTTGAAAGTCTGGTGAATTTTCAACATTAGTAGCAAAGATCTTATCAGCAGCTCTTGTAACTGCTTTAGCAGATTGAGAATAATCACCAGTACGAACAGAATTAAATTGCATCACTACGCACTTTTTTATTAATTACATTGTAACTTTGTAGAATAAATATAGCTTTGCATTGAACTAGTTAAATGGCCAACTTATCAAAGAGGTATCAGAAGAAATGGAGTGAGCTAACTGCGGAGGAGAAGAAGAAATCAGGCAGTAAAGCAGCACACCAAGCAAAAAGACAAAGCGCTGGTTTACGAGATAAGGGCAGTGGAGGCGGCGGCACTACTAATACTGGAGGAGGTGGTGGTACTACTAACACTGGAGGTAGCGGTGGTACTACTAATACTGGAGGAGGTGGAGGACAAGGAAACACCACTGGTGGTCAGTTAGACAGAGGTATATATAACGTACAAGGCATTATGGATTCCTTCTACAACTGGGAACCAGGCGAGGATGATGACGAAGGCAGAGCATATAAAAATTCAGTTGCTGGCAATATGATTATGTCAGGTTTCAACGCGAACCTGTCATCTGCAATGGCTAATGAGCAAGCCGGCATAAGCAAAGATTTAATGGCAACACAGCAGAAATTAGAAAGGCAAGCCGCAGGTGAAGCAAGAGCAGAGGAATTTAGATATGGTATGCAATCAATGGGTGCGCAATTTGATTACAGTAATAAATTTGCAAATGCCCAGCACGATAGAGATATTGGAATGCTTGGTGCACAAGGCCAGCAAACAAGAGATAATCTGCGAGAAAGCGGTAATCAAGATCGACTAACAGCAATAGTTGCAGGAGAACAAGACCGGTTAAATATCGGAGCACAGGGGGCACAAGATCGTCAAAACATAAGCGCACAGGGTGATCAAGATCGTCAAAATATTAGTGCACAAGGCGAGCAAGATCGTCAAAATATTAGCGCACAAGGTGATCAAGACGTCCGCAAAATTGGTGCAGCAGGTGAACAAGACCGTTTAAATATAGGAGCGCAGGGAGAGCAAGATAGGCTTAACATTACCGCTCAAGGTGATCAAGATGTACGTACGATTGGCGCACAGGGTGATCAAGATGTACGTAAAATTGGAGCACAAGGGGACCAAGATAGGCTCACCATCACCGCACAGGGCGATCAAGATGTTCGCAAGATGGAGAAAGGAGATGAACTCAAAGCTCGTACAGCTAATCGTCAACAAGCCCGCAGCCGTTCTCTTGCGAGGTCGTTCTAATGACTACAGCATCGGTTACTGGCAAGGTCTACTTAACTTATGTAGACCAGTGGCTAGATACATTACCAGCATCTGAAAGTGAAGACTTCGTAGAATTTGCTGAATTTACTCCGAGCATTATTGAAATTTGGGTATATGCGGGAGTAATAGGATATCCAGGAACTTTCAACGATTTAAGTCGTTGGGTAAAAATGAAGTTTAAAAAGCTCGATCGGCGTGGAATACTTAATAGTGAAATTAGTGCCTTGCATTCGGACATACAAGAATTACGTATGGCTATTACGTCAGGAGAAATTAAAGGATCTGACGGAGCCGCACGCCTTGCCTCATTAGAAAAAGAACTTCGCTCACACATCGAGACATCCGAACGCTTCAATAGAGGTACAGATAAGCGTGGACTAATTCTTGCTGGTGCTGACCGTGTAATGCGTGAACTTACAAATATCTTTAAAGACGACCCACAGTTTGCAGAACCAATTGATAATGCAATGAATGCGGTATGGGCTAAAGTTTATTCAGAATTAACCTAATGTACGGCTATCCAGTTACTGCTCCTATGTTTATACCTGAAGAGGTATATAACAGTCCCTATGCTCCAGAGATACCAGGACTAAATGAGCTTCCTATAATTGTCGATGCACGTACAGAAGGATTGAGATTACACGGCACTGCAGCAAAAGCAATGCCTAGCATGAAAGATGCAGGCTCGATGACAAATGTAAGGCAGCTAGAAGCAGCACAATTAGCAAATGATATGCGGGCCGCTTCAGATATTATGAAACCGCAAGCTAAAAGAAGTAAAGCAATAGCTCGCGCAAAAAATTATCAACAAGAAAAACACGCTAAACAATTTGGGGTACGTTAAACTTAAGCTAAAGGATTAGCTGTATGGCAACACCAAGCATAGCATTAGCTTATAAACGTTCAGCATTAATGACAGCTACCAAGGTAACTGTTAAACCACCAAGCGAAGAAGTATTAAAAGCAAGAGATAACTTTCAAGACTTCTGCACATATATGGGTAAGGCTCCAGCAAAGCATATGCTGGAATGGCATACAGAGTTATGCACAGGAGTAGATAGCGAATGTTTAATGGGAATAGGTGGACCTAATACCGCAATCCTTGCCCCACGAGGTTCAGCTAAAAGTACAGTACTAGGATTATTCGCTGCTTGGATGATCGGACGCCACGCGGCTGCAAAACGAATGCTGCGTATTCTGTATATTGCTTATATGGTTGATATCAGTAGAGCAAAATCAGCCACTATCAAAGGTATCTTGACATCTAATAAATACAGGGAAATTTTCCCTATGGTGAGATTGTCAAAGATTAAACGAAGTGATGAATACTGGAGTATTGACTATGACTTTGCGGGAATTGATACAGCAGGTGAAGAAGCTTTCACCATTGCGTGTGGAGGTCTCAAGGGAGCTATTACTTCCAAACGTTCCCAGCTGGTGCTTATCGATGACCCTATTAAATCCGCTGCATCCATCAATAACCCGGACATTAGACGTGAGATGGAGCAGACGTGGTCTAACGTCATTGCACCTACTATGTTCCAGGGTGCACGGGCCATCTGTTTGGGAACCCGATTCCATTTTGACGACATACACGCCACTCTATTTGTCCCCAAAAACAACTGGAAACAGATTATTCAGAAAGCCGTTATAACAGACGCAGAGGGCAGACAGCGTTCATATTGGCCAGAGTTCTGGTCAATGAAGTACCTGAACGAACGCAAGATGGAGGACCGTGTAGCGTTTGCTTATCAGTATTTAAACACTGCAGTCAAATCTACAGACGTCGGTATTTCTCCGGAGCTTATTGTAAAAGCTGATGTACCAGAAGATTACGACTG